TCTGGAAAGAGGCTAACGTCTCTGTCCCAGACATTGCTCAAGGTCGTGTAACTATGACTTTGGCGCAATTGAAAAACTCTGACGTGTATCGTGTTGACACACGCGTTGAGATTCCAGTAATGGAAGCGATCGCGGGAAACAACGTATCAGGTTACACTGCGGCCCCGAAAGTGGCCTATGTCGATACCGTTCTTACAACAGGCTTCTTCTCTCCGCGTTCTACAATTGCGGGGCGACGATTGGTCCGTCAGTTGGCAGTTAACATTGCCAATGGCGTCTCTACCTCAGTAACTCCAGTAACTACTGGACCTGTGGCAGACCTGTTTGATTCGTTGGTCACGGCTAGCTGATACACCATGAAATACCTGGTGTTATTCGCTATTGTGATTGTCGTGTGCGGTAAGTTTCTTCCGCAAACGGCTATAGTGGTTCGAAGTGTAGCGCCTCCTGAACTGGTTGAAAAACCAGAACAGTTGGCCCGGGAGCTTCTCCCTGTTAAATGGGCTGATTCTAACCCATCTAAACTCGCTTAGAACCACTGAACCACTAATCCCTATACCTTTATGAGGCTTTTATGATGCTTTCTAGCACCTGGGATTCCGTGTTCCCGCTTGATACTTCTAACGACGTATTGCTGGAACTCGCCCTTAACCACCTACTGGATTGTACTTCTGATCCAGATGGTCAGTGTAGTGACTTACTCCTCGCCGTATTGGAGAGAGATTTTACTGCATTGTGCACGTACTCGTTGTCATACAACATTGATTCGCCTGCTTTTGATTACCTCCATCTACGACAGGCTCTTGGGTTTTTCTCCAAGAACGTCTCCGTAGATATTGGGGTAAACAGGCGGCAAGTTGCTATGGCTTCGTTTCTCGTGTCTGAAGCGGATTGCTTACAAACGAACATGATTTTGAAGAAGTGGGCCCGAGGGAATTTTTCTTTCCCTCGCGGCGTTGACGCCAAGTTTCATCTTGCGCAACGGAAAATCGCACGTCTTTTAGGTCCTGTTCCGAGTCTCTCTGAGATTCGACTCCGTTTTGGTAAAGGGAGTACAACGCTCACGAAAAAGCGTTTTGCCTCGCCACGTGAAAAGTTACACGCTGGCTTGGCTTGTAGCGAAGATCTTATCCCCGTCGTTCGCGACGTGCTCGATGAGATGCCTTTATGGACGGAATTCCTCCAGGAACACTTGGAGGCTGACCTAACCCTAGGGCCTAACCTACCGGTACGCATCATGCCCGGTAAGGTTACCTTCGTCCCTAAGTCTGCAAAGACTGAGAGAACCGTAGTGACCGAGCCTCCCTTAAACGGGATGGTTCAGCTTGGTTACGAAGGTGTTATGTCTCAACGTCTGCGTGCAGCCGGTATTGACATCTCTGACCAGACGCTAAATCAGCGTTTGGCAAAAGAGGGGTCATTAACTGGGGCTTTAGCAACCCTAGACCTGAGTTCGGCTAGTGATACTATCTCTAACGAATTGGTTTGGCATCTCCTTCCATTTGATTGGGCGCAAGCCCTCTCATATTGTCGGACGTCCACGATTTCTGTGGATGGTCAGCTGATACGTCAAGAGAAGTTCTCTAGCATGGGAAACGGATGTACTTTTCCGTTAGAGACCCTTATTTTCTGGGGTCTTACCCGTGCTTGTTGTGATGACGATGAAACTGTCTCCGTTTATGGAGACGACATTATCTGTCCCTCACACCGCAGTGATGCGGTTAGTGAGCTACTCCGATTGGCCGGTTTTAAGGTCAACTTGAGTAAGTCATTTAGCTCGGGTCCTTTCCGCGAATCTTGCGGAGCGGACTTTTACAAGGGAATTGATATTCGACCATTCTACCAGAAAGACTTGGTAGGACCGTCGACACTGTTTTCTCTCCATAACTTCTATAAGAGAGAACTCATGGATGACTATGCAGAGTTAGTGGCAACACTAATTCACCCTGCACTCCTCATCTATGGACCTGACGGCTATGGCGATGGACACCTTATTGGTGTCTATTCGCCTAAGCCGCATAAGCGTCATTCAGGTTACAGTGGTTTCATCTTTCACACGTTCACTTGGAAGAAAAGGCGCGATGTGCGCCCGGCTATGCCGGGCGATTACATTCTACCTTTGTATTCCATATACCTACGTGACAGTGATATCGCACCCCCTGATAAGAAATACTATCATGGTGTGATTCTTGACTCTCTGCCCCCGAGTAATTTATTCCCGGGAAAAGAGGGATATAAGATGATATCGATCTACACTTTGATACCCGCCTAATTAGGC